AGGCAGGCGGAATGCTTGGCGCTTTGGTATAAGCCACTGGTCCAGCAGGCATAGGATTGCCATCAATGCCAGTCACAGGATTTAGCAACAGGTATGGATATTTCTTAACGTTGTCGTCAGCCCACATCTGCTGATGTCCCATGATCTGCTCAGGTGTGACGATAGGCTTTTCGAAAGACGATTGCGCGCTGATCTCAGCCAGAGCCGAGACAAGCATGTTCTTGAGGCGCTGAGCGTCCACAGCCAGGCGCACATGGCCCATGAAGCGCTCTACTCCATCCACGAACCAGCGCTTGCCGTAGTTCGGGATAATCGGAATGCACTTGCCAGCGATGTAGCCGCAGTCCTCAATGACTCGCGCTCCGTCCATGATGTACTTGTGAACACGGCAGGTCTTGACGTTCTTTGTACGCACTTCCTTGAAACCAGTTGCCTCGAGAGTCGTCAAGATTTCAGGATCATCTTTCAATTCAGACTCTGAATATTTCTTCTCTTCTGGCTCACCAACTCCCAGGTCAATGCCTTCGAAGAAGTGGATCTTCTCGCTCTTTTCCTCGATCTCGTAGTACTCAGCCACATAGACAAGATCAGGCGTCCACCAGTCGAACTCAGTTTGGTAGATGGTCTTAGGCCAGCTAGCCGGTGACATGCCGTACTCGGACTCGTATGACTCAATCGTCATGCTGGTAAGGACAAACGCATGCTTGGCGTCGGCCTTGTCCTGGCGCTTGGCGTCTAGATCGAAGAACACGCACGAGTCAGCGTCGAAGACAGGTTCAATACAGATACGTTGCCGGTCGTTGTCTTCGTCGTATTCATCCTCGTACTGAGTGCGCAGACGGATAGCACCAAATCCTCCGCCTACCGCCTCCTCAAAGGCGTTGTCGAATGCCTCTTGCGCGCCGCTGTCCTGCTCATCAGCCCGATACAGTCCGTCGCAGGCGTCAGCAAGCTTATCGTCCTGGCTTCCATCCTTGCTGGTGAAGTCCACATCGATGCGGTTGTTGCGGTATTCGTTGATGATTCGGATCACAGCAAGGTGAATCTTGTTCATTTCGAAACGCGGCTTATTCTCGAACTGCATCCCGAGTGGGCCTTCCCACTGAGCGCTAGCAATCGAGTAGAAGCGGCGGTCTTGCAGCGCCTGCATTCGCTCACCACGAACCGACGACTGGATAGTATCGAATCGGCGCATTGCCCGATCATGGACAATCTGCATGCGTTCTTCTTTGGACTTTGCCATTACTTCTTACCTTTCTTGACTGGCGCACGTTTTACGCCTTCTGCTGCGAGCTTCTTTGCAGTCGCCTGTGGAATGCCGGCACTTTTGGCGATCTTCGGATTGTGCTCAGCAGCGCGGAACAGTTTGTTTTGTTTGGCGGTGTATGGCATGACAGTCCTCAAATCTTGTAAAGATGAGCCTCAAAGGCAGCATTGACAGTGATGTTGTTAGCGCTTGTATAGACGGCGCTTACTGCTACTTCGGCACGAGGCCCGACAGGAATGCGCGCATGAGCGTTCAGCGTGAATGGAGCGCGGTCAGTGCATTGGATCTGCCGTGGTCGGCCATAAACACCGGAAGGAAAGCGGAAGTACAGGGCGAAGTCTGCGCCTCGCGTAGACGCGCCAGAGGCCCGCAACAGCGAAATCTCAAACGCAAAAATGTTCATCATGAAACCATTCGGCACGGTGTACACACATTGCTGAATGCTTCGCTGGCCTGGTGGAATGATTGCATGCACAATGCCTGTACCGACTTCTCGGATAGTGATGGTGCCAAGATTGGTTTGATTAGCGCTGACTGGTGCTGTTACACCGATGCTTCCATCGTTGATGCGGAAGTGAGAGCCGAGAGGAACAGGACCAGCATTACCATTTAGAGGTACGGTCCCAGATGCAGTGACGTTATAGCTTGTGTTAACACCACCAATGCTGATTGTTTGGGCGCCTGAACCGCCCGCTGTATCGTTTGCATTGTCTGAGATTGCCTCAAGCGCAGTATCCCCAGTCATCCATGGGTAGATATTGGACACGCCAGCCCAGATATCTTGTGGAGCGGTAATGCCTTGGATTGCCGTATTTCCTGCAATCGCCGCCGCGATAGTCCTCGTTCCAAGAGCAGCAACCCGCGTTACGCCTGGCACACGCCCAAGCATGACTGCTGCGTTATAGTCGGGGAAATTACCGAATCCACCGTCCATGATTTACCCTATCGATTTATGAATACCGATAGTGTAAACCAATATCTTGCCAAAGCTAGAGTTTTGAGTTAGCGGCGTGCAAAGTGGGAGGTTACAGGTATTGCCTGAACTTGCGGTTGAGGCTTCGGCTTGTCTCTGACCATGAAGGCCATCATGAGAGAATCGGCCATGTTCGGGCTTGGGATGCCCTTGCTGCGCATTTCATCCTTACTGATGAGTTGGATCATCTTGGAGCCAGATGTCCGTTTACGCTGCTGTCGTACAAGCTCGGTTTTCAGCTGGGCCAGGTCTTTGATACTGGACGACAGGCTGATCATCGTTGCTGGATCGTGATATTCGCCCTTCACCACAGCTTGATAGGTACGCTCGAACCGATCACGCAGTAGCCACCACCCCATGGCGCGCAGGTTGCGGAATACATCTTCGTTCTTGCGGTCCTCCTTGTAGATGCCAGGCCACGGAGAATCCCCAGCGCCGAAGCCCTGCACATCGAGATTGCGGCCAGAGATCCGCTCCTTGAGGCCAACCTTTACGCCGGCACCAACCCCAATGCTGTCATAGACGATAATATCGCCTCGGTAGTCGAATGCGTCATCAAATGCGCGCGTGATCGCGTCATCAATGTCTCCATTGTCCCAGCGCTTTACGTCCTCAACCAGCATCCCATAGCGCTTCGTCACAGCTTTAGAATCACTACCACTGTCGGCGGGGTCAAAGCCTAGCACTCGGTCTCCACGTGGCGTGTATTTCAGCTTCAGGTGCGCATCAATAGCTGCATCGACCCATTCCGCTTCGATAATGGAATCCTCATAGTCGGCATTGCATTCGCCCTCCCAAATATGCAGGTACTTCTTGTAATTCTGCGCCTTATCGCGTTCCATTTCGATGCGCAGAACCTCGGGGAACTTCGGATTATCACGCCAAGATACTTTCTTGACGTAAATATAATCATCCTCGTAGAAGCCGTTTTTGTTAATCGCATCAAGATATGGAGCCACAAAGCGCATGTACGTTGGTGCATCCGGTTCATTCGGGTTGAAGCTGATCCAGATCTCAGAGCCTTCGGCCCGGATCGTAGGAATCAGAACCTTCCATGTTTCTTCGCTGATATTCTCGGCTTCTTCTACCCAGACTTTCGTATAGCCAAACTTGGATTTGAGCGATGTGATATTTCGGGACAGGCCGACAAACTTGAACAGCGAGCCGTTGCGGCCATAGATGGCAGTTGCCTGGATATCGAAGAAATCACGCAGCCCGAACTTGTCAATCTTGGAGACGATCAGCGCATAACTCGACTCGTCCATGGAGTTCTGGAATTCGCGGCCACATAGCACTTTGTCGCCATGTTGCCAGGCGAACCAAACTAGCAGTTCCGCGATTTCCTCAGACTTGGCCCCGCCTCGCCCTCCAAATGGGACTTTCACACGCTTTGGATAAAGTAGGAACTCAAATGCCTCAAACAGCTCTATCTCAAGAGGCTGCATTGTCTGGCCTTACGATCTTGAACACGACACTACGAGCAGGATTGACCGAGTCGTCATCAGAAGCCGTTGCAGCCGTGATGCCGAATGCCTCGCGCTCTAGAGCGATCAAGGTCTTTGTCGTGTCGGAGAGGTTCTTTAAGCAATTCACGCGAGCATTGAGCGCAATATCTTCTGGCTTTGCATCCTCAAGCTCTTTTGAGAACTTCTTTGCAATATCGCGTAGATTCTGGATATCCCTACGGTGACCAATGCGGATTGCAGCAACAATCTCAGCATTTTCTTCTACGATATCTTTCTCGTGGTACGCATTGTACTCTTTGCGTACCAATTCTTTGCGTACTAACGAATCTGCTTTGGATTGGATCTTTTGAGACAGATCACGATCCCAGTCCTCTTTCTTTGCGCGCTTACGAATTGCTCCTTCGGTAATACCGTGAGCAGATGCTATTTGACGTAATGTTTTGATGCCGGCTCGATAATCCAGCTCAATGCTGCACCAATCTGCAATGGCTAGCTCTTTCGCCATGATTCATCACCTTCGGTCTACTGCCTTCCGGGCAGCGTCGGTAGGTGAATGATAGCGCAATTGTTGGCAAGATGAAACTGGCTCGACAGCCTTAACAGCCTTTGCCTTTTTTCATGCCTTTGCCCATGTCTTTCATCATGGATTTATGCGCGTTCATCATCTTTTTCTCCTCGGATGATTCGCGCTTAGGTTCCACCATCTGGGCAGGTTTTTTGACAGATTTGCTTGGTTTAGACGTAGCCATTGGTTACCTCATAAATTTGTAGCCAGCACCTCGCATAGAGCAGCGTGCAGAATGGAGATAGTCAGGCGAGAGTGCTGAATTGTGCGAAGTGGCTAAGGCTTCGCGGTGCTGGCTACAACACTCAGATCTGGACTTGAACCAGAAGAAGGATACCGCTGACACGGTTTCTGCTCGCCTATGCAGTCTCACCCGTCTGAGTGTTGTAGCCCCTGTCTCTGCCCCAGGGTGGTGGCTTGCAATACCACGGCTTTCATTTACTGCTTCCGCTTACGATTATGCGGAGAATGTGTTGATGCTCATTTTCGCTACCGATTGGGGTAGCTAGCCCATTCCGATTTCGTTGTGGCGGCCGGAGATGATCCCGGCTTTGCACTAGTTAATAGACGCCACACTGCAATCATTATCATGCTGTGACCGCGAGAAATTCGTCCATGCTCTCGCCACGCATTGCGCATCATCACTGCGCATTCACCACACAACTGCTGACTCCGGCAGTCCCGTTTCACCACTGTCAATTCAGCGACATCAAATCAGCATGTGTGTGGCGCCTGTCTTTGCAGGCCGTCATCGTGGTTTTCTGCCCAGGTAGCCACCAGTTCCTAGACCGGGCTTAGCTACACGAACCTGTCGGGCCGTTACTACTGCTATTCTGTTCGCCGGGCTTTCACCGGCTCCGCGCTTATCCCGAAGTTACGCGCTGTTTTCCTAACCACAGGAGAGATTTGATTTTATGCTCTCTTGGTGAAAGTGGCAAGCTTATGCCGCCAGCTTACGTTGCGCTTCCAGAAACAGCGAAGCAATCTTACCAATCTCCATTTGCGGAATCGCTCGCAGATAGTACTGCAATGCATGTCGTATTGCCTGGTATTCGGTCGTTGTCAGGTCAAGTAGCTCGGTTGGGCGCTGGCAAGCTTTAACCATCGCCATCCAGGCAGCTACAGCGCGGTCATATAGCGCTCTGTTGCCCATTTTGGACCACATCAGCACTCCGACCATCAAATGTTCTGTCAGCGTGTTTGCGAGACCGTTTGGGCACTTCCCGCGCTTTGCAGCATCAAGGGCGGTTAGAACTACCATGTGGATCTTGTCTACCGATTCCTGGTCAGGCTTGTTCTTGGCGGCGATCAGCATCAACGGGTTGATGACGGAGCTTTTCTTCGGCTTAACCACGCTTCACCTCTTGATCGTGGAATGCCTTGCGGATGGCTTCTTGTGCATTAAAACTAGCTTTTTCGCGCTCCTGAGCCTCCTGATCGGATAGCCAGCCGAGTTGGCTCAGCCTTTCCAGATTCTCTGCGATCCTTGCATTGCATGCAGGATCAACTTCGTTACATGTATCCAATGCTTTGGCATATGCACGGTCATATGCCAGTTCAATCAGAAGCGTATTGATTTTTCGCTGTTTCAACCACTTAAACATCATTCACCCTCCCTTGGGCCTACGATAAGCCGGAGCAGCAGGTACGCGATTATCAGGCCCAATGCGGTCAATCCGATATCAAGAAGCATCGCTATCCCCCATTTCATTGCTGCTGGTGCAGGCGTACCAGATGCGCGAGAAGAAGGTAGCGACCGCATACAGGGCCAGACCGAAGCCGGTCACAACAGCGCCAGCGGCGATCCAGGCGCCGGCGTCCATCTGCTGGATGTTTTGGAATACGTCGAGGAATTGTTTCATTTCTGGCCTTTCAGCAAATAGACGGATATGCAACACGCTCAGCGCGGATCTGCTCCAGTCGCTCAGCCATCAGCGGGCGCGGCGCCAGCGGCTTGTGGTGGATTTTCTCCAGCGCTCGGGCCTCGTTGGCAAGTTGCACCTCGCTCGGAATATAATAGGTCAGCGCCGATTGCGTGCCAGCGCGGCGGATCTTGCCTGCGCTCGCCAATTCGGCCAGCTGGCGGCGTGTCTCGCCAATGCCGTAGTTGGTCTTCTTACTGATGGCATAGGGCGACAGGAACTCACCGGGGTGATTGTTCAGGTACTCCATGATTTCGGACATGTTGCTTTCTCCTTGTGGTTAGTTTTCAATCTGCAACTTCTTTACGCTTTCCAGGCGCAGGACTTCCTTGCACTTCGCCATGTCGCCAACCAGTCGCGGCGGCTGCAATGGCTGGCCGTTAGCGGCGTTGTGGGCGTTCGCAACACCGATCAGGCGCGCAGGGTATTCAGGCTGCACGGTTTTCTGCTTGTAGCCCCTGTAGCGCGTCTTGAACTCATTGCCGACAAAGGGCCAAGCTTCGTCATCCTTGTAGCCCAAAAGAATCCAGCCGCCCATGTCTTGCAGCACAGCATGAATGATCGGGTCGTCAAATACGACATCTGCATACATGCCTATCTGCCGTACCGCTCTATCAACCTTCGACCAGGCTAGCTCTGCCTTGTCATCAGTACTGCCTTCGAGGTACTTCGTGATGTCGGCAATCCTGGGGAACCAACGGCCATTCTCGTCTGGCGAGGCCATGTGCAACTGGCAAGCCTTGCTGAGGGCATCGAAATCGTATTGCTTCAGACCATCCCAGTAGATGCCGGCAAGCGCCTTGGAGACTTCCTTGCCGTAGTACTCAGACAGGCCGGTCAGCAACGTGGCGAAGCGCTTCTTCTCTTCGATGGAGTCGATCATGCGCCCTCCAGCCAGTCATTCAGGTTGTTTGCTGTAGCCTGCCCATGCTTCCCGAGAGCGGCGAATCGTGGCGCAGCTTGCGCTTGGCCCTGGCGCTCCTGGCGAACAGCAAAGAGGCCCTGCCACCCCTGCATAGTTGATTGATCCAGAACGGCGCCGGGTTCGTGCCCTTCCTTGCGGAGTTGATCGAGCTTGCTAACCGCCAGGTCAAAGGCGCGCTGTGTCTTGAGTGGCTTTCTCAAGGTGTCTTTGCGCATCTCGATCCAGCCGGCCCAGGCGTCAGCGGGAATCCAATCGGGAATATTCATACTGCACCTGCCTTTCCCAGTTTGCTCACTTGGCGCTTTGCAGCACCGAACTTTTGGCGCGCTGTTTTACGCTCCTGAACCAATAGATGAGCCGCCAGACAGTGAGGGCAATGCTCTTGCAGGTACTCGACCACATCTTCCGGTGTCATGTATGTGGTACGCCATTCGCCCACATCGGGACGGTATGCTTCGGCCAGATGCGTAGCGTTGACTGCATTGCTGTCCAGCCCAATCCTATTGCACAGATACAGATGCCCCCCGATGGCTCCTGAAATGCGCTTGATCTCAGCTTGCCAGCGCACATAGTCGCGGCAGGCGGCCATGGCCTTTTGTTCGATTGTTGCGCTCATGCTTCAATCCTTTTCACTTCGGCCATCAGGCCGGCCGCGTGGCGGG